CTTAGCCTTCATGCTGGCTTTATACCCTAGCGCTATTGATTTGGTTCTTTCTATGGGAGTCAGAAGGCTCTCGCCTTCTAAAACCAGCTAACGGAGTTATTATGTCTTCAGGCTATATATCGCAACCTTACCAGACTCACACCAGCTCTGGAGCGAACGACCACGGTGGGTTTTACGGCAACCTCTTCTTTCGAAGATGGGGCGGTACTAACTCGGTGTGGGCGTTCAATCCCGTTACGCATAAGCGCAAACGTGTCCTTAAGGACAATGAGTATGGCTTGCAGTTCCAGCAAGGTCGCCTTCCTTTATGCGACCTCTATTCCCCGATTTATCCTGATTCTAAGTGGACCGGTTCCTGTGAAGAAATCGGACCCACTTCTAATCCGCCTAGCCCGTGGACTGAGGCCGACGAGCTCAAACTGCTTGCGCGTTTGGTCGACCAAGTCAAAAACAATGAGTTTAATCTCGGGAACTTCGTAGGTGAAGGTCACGAGACTATCTCTATGTTTGCGACAAACGCCGCCCGAATCGCTCAGGCTCTTCGTGCTCTTCGTAAAGGTAATATAGCAGCTGCCGCTAAACATCTTGGCGTGCCTTCTAAGCAAAGTTCTAAGAGCTTTGCGAAAGCCCTTAACGATGGACGTCAGTCCTTCGCTAATGGCTGGCTCGAGCTTCAGTATGGCTGGTTGCCCCTTTTAAAGGACATCCATGCCGGTGCTGAGACTCTAGCTAGAAGTCAGGTCAATTTGCCCCAGAAACGGAGATTTTCCGCTTCCGGGTCGGCGAAGTTCAAGGCTGTCATGAATGGCACTCAGGGTTTCAAATTTGATGGCGAACGTATAGTGCGCAAGCGCTATACTGTCGTCCTCAGAGAAGAATATTCACCTGTTGCTAGTCTTGGCCTCCTTGATCCCGAAGTCGTCGCCTGGGAGCTCACGCCTTTCAGTTTTGTTGCCGATTGGTTTATCCCAATCGGTACATTCTTAGAGACGCGTGCTCACATTAGGCGCTTCAACGGGACATGGGTTCGCTCCATTAAAGACTCCTATATGTATCAGTGCAGGCCCTTTTCGAGCCCTATCTGGACACCTAGGGATGGAAGTTTAGACATCTTTTCTAAGACTATAAACTTCGATCGTTTTGTCTCTACTGAAGTGCCCCCCATTCCCCTTCCTAAATTTAAAAGCCTTAAAAAAGCTCTTTCAGTTAGGCATTTGGAGAATGCGCTTGCCTTGATACAGCAAGCAGTCCGTTAGTTTTTCTCTTTTGGTGGCTTTCATCAAGAGATAATCGTTTTAATCAGGAGTTCTGACTATGTCAGCTATTGCGCCCATTGTAATTAACGATGGTGCGGCGACGCCAGTTGCCCACACTTTCAACCCTTTCCAAGCCATTCCCTCTGCTCAGTATCGTGAGAGTCAGACCGCCCTTGCCTTAGTTGGCCAAGGAACGATCTCGATTATCTCATCTACTGACCTTGGTAATGGCCTGTCGAAGGTTCGTGTGGTACTGTCGCTGCCGGCTCTCGAAACAATCACGGCTCAAAACGCTCAGGGTTATACGGCTGCCCCGAAAGTAGCGTACACTAATAAGTGCGACGCGACTTTCATTCTCCCGAATAGGGGTACGGCTCAGCAGCGGAAAGATCTGCGGGTTCTTTTTGGGGACCTTCTGGCAAACGCTCAGGTTGTCGATGTAATCGAGAACCTCGCCTCGCCTTACTGATCATTTGTTTTGATCAGTTAGATCCTTAACTGTTGTTCCGTACCTTATTTGGGGGGCATATGTCGTATAGACGAAAGAATCCGAGAGGATTCTATCAACCTTGGAGTCGCAATGAGTCAATTTCGTTTACGAGATCACTCGCCCGAGGGTTTGCAAGTCAAGCTGGTCCTTTCGCGGAAAGACTTCAGAGTCTTATCAACGAGAATGATTTTGCTGGGCTTGTTAACTTTAGCTTGGATTATGATTCCGATGTTCGCACTGACTTTCTGGTTAATACGAGGCGTTGTATAGCACTGTTCCAAAAGAATAGTGATATCGACATCTCGATTGACAAGGAGGCCGTTGCGTGGAACACGTTCGCTAAAGCCGAACTCAAGTGTAGAGAGACGAATGCAAGGTTCGATGGATACGAGAGCGGGGTCACTGACCCTGCCGTTGAGTCGTTAATTCTAATGACTCAACGTAAAATTTCTCAGATCCTCGGCCCTTGCCCTAGTCTCGATGATTTACACTTTGGTTTCGGTCCCGGAGCTAGCACCACGTGCAAAAGAAAAACTTCGGCACGTCGCAAACTGTCGACTTCTCCAGTGTGTTCTGAGGACGCCTATCCGTTCATTAGTGAACTGATGGGCATGTTCCCCGGCTACTCGCTTTCCCATAAAGGGGAGGTAAGAGTAGGAACCGGTGAACTTTCCTTTGTACCGAAAACTGCAAAGACGCATCGTAGCATCATGATCGAACCCATCTTGAACACCTTTGTTCAGCGTGGGATAGGTCGTTATATGAAGCGACGATTGGTATCCTTTGGTTGCAATCTGTATGACCAAGGAATCAACAGGCATCGAGCGTTCCTAGGTTCCCTTAATGGGTCCTATGGTACGATCGACCTGTCCTCTGCATCCGATCTTATAGCCAAGAAGGTAGTTGCGACCCTTCTCCCTGTTGACTGGCTTGAACTCCTGTCAACTTGGCGCACTAGCCTGATCGAGTATAAGAAGAAGGGGCTTAAGTTCAGACTTGAGAAATTTTCCTCTATGGGAAATGGCTTCACGTTCGAACTTGAATCCCTTATCTTCTTTGCTCTCTCAGATAGTGTGTGTCGAAAAATCGGCATTTATCCGGACATAAGCGTCTATGGGGATGATATTATTGTTCCCACTGAGGCTTATCAAGAGACGTGTAATGCGCTGGCGCTATTCGGGTTCGAGGTTAATACCTCGAAATCGTATGGCTCCGGCGTTTTTCGCGAATCTTGTGGTGCGGATTATGTTTCGGGTTTTGATATACGTCCCTTCTATTGTAAGGATCGTTGGACTGACGCTCGTGTCGCGGCCTGCCATAATCACATCGCAAGATCTGGTTATGACGACCGTGCCACGCGCGCAGTCCTCCTCTCTTCCGTCCGTCCGTACCATCGAAAGATGGGACCGGACGGTTACGGGGATGGACACTTTGTGTCCTCTTACAAGGGTAAGGCTTATCGCTGGGATCAAGGGTGGCAGGGTTTCTTGTTCGAGACTTTTACTAAAGTTCCGATCAAAGACTCTGCCCCCCTTGAGATCGGCGACAGCCTTATGCCTTCTTACACCGCCTACAGTCGTGAATTGGCCGAAGACCCTAGTGATAGGAGCTCCGACCCGTTTGTGACTCGTGGTGGTGAAGAAAGCAGGGTTTCGCGTATCTACACACTGGCTTAGGGTCTCCCCTAAGCTTTAAAGCCCTTCGAAAGAAGGCTGGTTGGGTTTATCCCATAATCGTAAAAGAGCCGCTAAG